AGACCCAGGCGTTCCTCGCGGACGACATGGGCCTCGGCAAGTCAGCGCAAGCAGTCCGCGCTGCGGACCTGGTGGGCGCAGACGACATCCTCGTGCTCTGCCCGGCGAACGTCCGGGTGAACTGGGGCCGCGAGTTTTGGAAATGGTCCCCGTTTGATCGCCCTTGCACCGTGCTGTTCTCGTGGGACGACCCAATTCCCGAACGTGGCGTGGTGGTCTGCTCCTACGATTTGGCCACCCTGGTGAGCGACAAGAAGTCGAAGCGGAAGCTGCTTGAAGCAGAGGACCAGAAGGATAAGACACCAGACTGCCCGGAAGCCCAGGCCAACCTGGAGCGGGCCCGCCGGCGCGCGAAGATCGCCAAACGGACCCACGACCAGCGGAAGAAGTTCTTGCAGATCTTGTCGAGCCGGCGTTGGGACCTCATCGTGCTGGACGAGGCCCATTACCTCGCGAACCCCGACGCCGACCGTACTCGCCGGGTCTACGGCTACGGAAGTCGGTACCCAGGGCTCGATCAGAACGCGAAGCGAGTGTGGCGACTTTCCGGAACACCGGCCCCCAACGATGCAAGCGAGCTCTACACCCATATGCGGTCGGCTGGCTTGGCCCGCGAATCGTATTGGGACTGGACGTTCAGGTACTGCAGCGGCTACGACGGCGACTACGGCTACAAGGTGGACAAGCACAAGAACGTGGACGAATTGAAGGAACGACTGACGCCCTTTCTCTTGAGGCGCAGAAAGGAGGACGTATTGATCGACCTACCATCCATCCGGTTCCAGACGGTGGCCGTAGAACGAGGCCGCGTTGAACTGGATCCCGACTTCTACGATGAGTGGCGGCCACTCGCCGGCGGCCAGGACGAGTTTCTGCAGAAGATGGGCCTGGCCGAGAGCAACATGGCCGACATGCTGCGCGCCGCAAAGACGCCGGCTGACCGGCTCGGGGTCATCGAAAGCGTGGCCGGCACGCTGTCCACGCTGCGCAAGTACATCGGCGCATGCAAGGTGGGGCCCGTGGCCTCGATCCTTGAAGAGGAATTGGCGTCAGGCCAGCTCGACAAGGTGGTGATTTTCGCCATCCACCACTGCGTCATCACCGGGCTGCAGGACCGCATGCGGAAGTTCGGCGCCGTGACGCTGTGGGGTGGGACCCCACCTGAGAAGAGGCAGAAGGCGATCGACTCCTTCGCCAAGGATCCGAGGACACGAGTGTTCATCGGCCAGATCGTGGCGGCAGGCGTCGGCATCGACGGCCTGCAGAAGCAGTGCTGCGAGGTGGCCTTCGCCGAGATGGATTGGGTGCCGGGGAACAACGCCCAGGCGGCCATGCGAGTCCACCGGATCGGGCAGACCCGACCGGTTCACGTCCGCATGTTCGAGCTGGACGGCTCGGTGGATCTGCAGGTGGCTGAGACGCTTCGGCGCAAGGTTCAGGAGCTCTCGAAAATTTTTTGATCGGAGTGTTGCGATCTCCGCAACACGACGTAGACTTAACAACGCTCACTACAAAAAGGAGAAACAGTGCCCCTCAACATCACCATCCAAATCGAGAACCCGACGGCGCTGGAATCACGAGCGTTCAGCGCGATGATCGACGTGCTGAGCGGCAAGCCTGCTACGGACCGGGTCGAGATCTCTCCTGTTCAGATCAAAATTCCGGAAGCCATGAGCCAGGCAGAAGTCGTGGAACGAATCCGCGAAGACTGCGAACGAGCGGTAGCTGGGGCGGGGACGCCGAAGCCTGAACCCCAGGCTGAAGAGGAGAAGAAGCCCCGCCGCGGCCGGAAGCCGAAGGAAGAGGTCCCCGCGCCCACCTCCGCCGCGGAACCTGTGGAGCCCGCGATGACCGTGGAAACGGTCTTCAATCCCCCAACCGAGCTGGTCGGCCTGCTGAAGAAGCTGGACGACCAGATGATCGAGGGCGAGATGCCCGAGGACAAGCGAACGGCCGCCCTCGACAAGTGGAAGGCCCGCGGCGAAGAAGGCATCACCGACCTGAAGGTGGCCATCGAGAAGAACGAGGAGTTCCTGGCGAAGAAGCGTTCGGCGAAAGCTGAAGCCACGAAGACCCCCACTTCAGACCCCGAGAAGTTCACCCTCGACGTGCTGCGCGCCAACCTGAAGATGTACTCCGAGAAGCATGGGCTGGAGAAGGGTGACGAGCTGCTGAAGAAGTTCGGCTGCAACCGCATCTCCGAGATGGAGAACAAGACCCCCGCCGAGCAGGACGAGTTCATGGCGATCTGCCGGGGGCGCGTCGATGCCTGAAGCCCACGCCAAGCTCTCCCCCTCGTCTGCCGAGCGGTGGATGACGTGCCCTGGGTCCGTGGTCCTGAGTCAGGGGATGGAGGAGAAGTCCTCCGAATACGCCGACGAAGGGACCCAGGCTCATGCGGTGGCGGAAGCCATCCTCACGGACAAGGCGGTGCTGCCCCCGCACGACGCGGTGATGCTTCAGAACGTGGAAGTCTACACCGACCACGTCGAGGAGCTGAATCAACCCGGCACGGTTCTCCACGTCGAGACGAAGGTCAAGATCTCCGACGAGGTGTGGGGCACCGCCGACGCCATCGTGTGGGACCCGGCCACGGAAACGCTCTACGTCCGGGACCTGAAGTATGGCGCCGGCGTCCCGGTCGAAGCCCGGGGCAACCTCCAGCTGAAGATCTATGCGACGGCCGCCCTGCTCACGATGAAGTATCCAGCCAAGCTCGTGAACGTCGGCATCGTGCAGCCCCGCATCAACCATCCGGATGGCTGCGTCCGTTCCGTGGACTACGACTCCGTGGACCTGCTCGACTTCTGGGCGGATCTCCAGGACGCCATCCGGGATGTTGAGCTTGCGCAGCAGGCTCCTCCCGACCACTTCGAGGACTTCATCATCCCCAGCGAGAAGGGCTGTCGCTGGTGTCTGGCCGCTCCTAAGTGCCCGAAGCTGAAGGCCAAGGCGCAGGAGATGGCGAAGAAGGTCTTCGCCCCCGAGCTGCCCTACAACCCGAAGGAGCTGGCCGAAGTCCTCGACTTCCTGCCCATCCTCGAAGGCTGGATCAAGAACACCCGCGAGTTCGCCTATGGCGAGGCCGAGAAGGGAAACCCGATCCCGAGCTACAAGCTGGTGGAGAAGCAGGCCAACCGGAAGTGGAAGCCTGATGCCGCCGCCGATCTGGAGTGCGTCCTGGGCGACGCCATTTGGGGCGTGCGCCCCATGAAGACCGTCACCGAAGTGCAGAAGATCTGCCCCGGCAAGAACGACAAGGAGCGAGCCGCCTGGCTCGATCCCTACGTCACCAAGGAATCCAGCGGCCACACGCTGGTTCACGAGTCCGACAAACGCCCTGCCGTCCGCGTGGACGCCAAGGCGGCCTTTGGTTCCGCTGACGCTGAACCTTGACAACCACAACCTGAAAAGGAGCCATCATGGCCGACCCCCTCAACACCCCCGAGTTCCGCGCCGGATTCATCTCCGTCTTCCGTGCTACCAAACCCCGAGACGCGAAGTCCGAGCAGAAGTCGAAGTACTCCGTCCGAGCCTGCTTCCCGCCCACCGCTGACCTCTCCAAGCTGAAGGCCGCTGCG